TTGGAGAGATGTTATAGATTACGTTCTGTAAATCTTCTCTGTTACCCACAGCATCATACGTTTCAAATGTATTTGTTGCTTGTGCCATTATTACACCTTTGTGTTAAAAGTTAGTATTAGACTTATGACATTAAAGATTTGATTACTGCTGCTGCATCATCAACTCTACCTGTCCTTTTAAGTCTTGCTCGTGTTTGCTTTACCTTTTCACTATTAACTTCAGTTTTGGTACTAGGTGTACCTGGTTTTTGCATCTTAGGAACAATCTTTGCTTTCTTCTTGCTAATCTTAGCTTCTAAAAGCGATTCATACATCATAGCTTTGTGAAGTACATCTACTGATCTAGCATCAATTAAACTGTCAACTTCCTGTTCTGTAAATCCTTTTTTAAGAGCAAATGACTTAATACTTGATTTAAGTTTTGGTCCTTTTTCTGGATCGGTTAGTTCAGGTAATCTTTGAGCTATAACTTCTTGCTGTTTCTGTAGTTCTTCATTCCACTTTTGTTGCATTTCATATTGCTGTCTTTCGACTAATTGTTGTTGTTCTTCGTCTGCCAACCTTTTTGTTTCCTGAATTTCCCTATATTGGTCTCTTTTGAGAGCATATTCCATAGGGTCTTCTTCCTTGAGTTTTGTCCAGTCTACCGATTTGAACTCCTCTAATTTGGAATCGGCTTGTGTCTTAAATTGCTCAAGTTGTGATTGATATCGCTGTCTTTCTTGTTGAGTCGCTGAGAGTTCTTCTTCCATCTTTTTGCGTTGCTCTGCCAATACTTGACTTTTTCTAGTGTAATCAGCTTGTCTACTATAACCTGACAATAACTCATCTTCGGTAACCTGCGCATCTTTGCCATCAATTTTGACAGTATATACTTTAGGTTCGCTGACTTGTTCTTGTTGGTCATCATCAACTAAGTCGTCTGCAGTCAATTCTTGTGTATCGACCACATCGTTTTCAACTGATTCGGCAACATCCGTTGCCTGTTCAGAAACTGCTTCCTGAGTTTCTGTTTCTTCTTCAACTGTTTCAGGTTGTTCTTTCGAAGCCCTCATCGAGTCAAGAAGTGCTTTCTGTGCTGATTCAACATCAGTCACAGGAATTCCTCCTACGTTACTTTCCTTCATAGGTATATTATCGTCACTCATCACTTACCTCCTTTGCGTTCTTCTTCTAGTATCTGTCCGTTCTCGATAGTTTGTACTAGAGTATTTTTAACTTCTAAGATGGCTCTTTGTTTGTGATAAAGTGCTTCTCTACCTTCTGTATCTTTAATATCTGTAGATATCCATTGTTGATATCCACCATTAAGTACAGTATTAAATGCTGCTATCATTTGAGGATTCTCAAGTAATAACTTTGCATCTTGCCCAGCTTTAATCTGAGCTTCTTTTTTGTCGTCCATTGTTTTCTCCTGGATTCTATCTGCTTACGCAGGTGTAGTTGATCGCTGTATTAGCTTTTTTTTGTTAAAGATTCTTCGGTAATGTACCAAGGAATCTTCTTTTTGCCTGATAACCATCCACGAATATCATTAGGTTTATGCCCTGTATTCCTGAATACGTCTTCGACAGAAAGTCGGTGTTTCAAACATAGTGTTTGTAATTCATCACTTGTCATATTTGTTTAAGTTTGTCTATTGTTGGATTCTTTTGTTTAAATTCTTTTGCTAAATCAACATGAGCTAACTTAGCAGATAAACCATTAGGATGTCCTAAAGATATATAATGGTCATATCTATCGCTGTAATATTTACTACGTTCTATGCCTTCTTCTTTTTTTTGTTTTTTGATTTTGGAAATCCTGCTTTCATATTCGCATAAGCTTTAGCACTTATAGTAGATTTAGATTTAGGTCTACTAGTACCTGCTTTCTTACGTTTATTTATGTTGTGATATAGTCCTTTACTTGCCATAACACTTCTTCTTTTTTTTCATTGGTGGTCTACCACGTTTTTTTCCGTATGTTCCTGGTCCTTTTGGCATTATAATAACCTCAATATCTCTGTAAATTTATCACTCATTAAGACAAAAACAACAATAGCTCCATAAGCTACGTATTTAAATCTAAACACCTCAATTTTAACATCTTTCATATCGTCTTTTAAATCATCTATATCTGATGCAATATGTGCTAAATGATTTGTTTTAATCAGATGTACATCTTTTTTTAATAATTCTAATTCTGTATTGATATCCTTATCGTTCATGCTAGTGGCAACCTCTTGCGTTTTGGGTACATATTGAGTGCCATAGCAACTGCTTGTTTCTGTGGCTTTCCTTCTTTTTTCAGCATCTTAATCTTTTTAGATATAAGTTTAACTCTGCTCTTTCCTTTGTAATCAGGTTTAAACTTAGGGTAAGCCATTATGTTGGTCCTATCCCTACAGGTCTATTTTGTACTGCTTCTAGTGCTAGTTCCTGTTCATTAAGGTCAAGTTGTGATTTTTTTATTTGCAATTCTTGTTGCTTAATCGCTAGATCAATCGCAGCTTCTTCTTGTTTAAGTTTTAGTTCTTGTGCTTTTAGTTGCGTATCTATTTCTAGTTCTTGAGCTTGTAATTGTAATTTTTGTAATTCTACTTGTGCTTTTTGTGCAGCAACCTTTTCATCTAGTGATGGTTCTGGTGGCTGTTTAGGTGGCATCATTTCTGGATTAGATATAAATTGGTCTGTATTTTTATATCCTGATTGTGCAATAAATTCGCTAATAGCATTATACAAGTTCTTAGGTGTAACAAGACTACCCATACCACCATTTTGTACTACTGTACCTAGTAAAGTCATAATAGAAGACATTGTTTGTGTTTTAGATTGTTGCGAACCACTACCAATACCTACATTGACAGTACAGTTGAGTTTATCTTTCCATCTTGATACATCAATCGGTACAAATTTTCCATTAAGATAGAACATCTTTTGTCTATCTTCGTATCTTTGGACTAGTGCGTATATGTTTCTAAATAAATCTTTAACACCTGTTTCTGCAAATATTCTTGCAATAAGCTCAACTCTTTGCATTGCAGACTCTGTTGCTGCTGAAATCGCACCTGATGTCACATGTGAATTTAATACATCAGGATTGAGACCTTGGGTCATTTTAGATACACCACTTCTTTCTTCTCTAATACCATCTAGGTATTGAACCATTTGGAACGCATAAGGTTGAATTTGTGGTGTAGGTAAAGCTGTAACAGCACCTGGTGCTCTCATTCTAACAATACCACCTGGTCTTGATGTTAATAAATCGTCTAACTCTACTTGTCCTGCCAATACTGCATAACGTGCATTATTAGTTAGATACATGTTATCTAACAGGTTACGCATAATAGTTGACTTGATTAGTTGGATATCTTTGACTGTATCGGCAATAGACATGCCGTAGAATTTATGTGGGATAGGTAATGGACAGATAGCAGAGAAAGGAATCATGTCGATTTCTTCATTGTCTAGTATGTAATGTCCGCCTTTTGTAATCTTTCTAAGTTCTGCAACTCCATCGTTATCGTAGTCAATACGCATATAACATTCATCAATCCAAACCTTTTTGTTTGGACCACTACCCTCAGATGGTGGTACAGAGTCATCATCATAGCTAAATCTAGCTAGTCTTTCCTCATTTAACTCTGCTTCTGATTGGTCATAACTTGGTATGTCTTCTACTATTTTAGGATCATATCCTTCTGCAATTAAATCACTTACAGATTTTTTAACCCTATGACAGACAAAATCTGCATCTTCAAGAGATGCTGCTCTACGTGAAACTAAAAATTCTTCTGGTGGAACTGCCATAACTCTGACTTGTCCATACCCTTTATAACATTTGGCTTTAACATCATGCTCAACTATTTCAGGGCTAATTAATGTACCCATATCATCTACTTGAGCTTTTTGTTTAATGTTTTTTGTGTGTTCTATAACTTCAAAGTCGTCATTTGCTAGGATTGATTGGTACTCGATCTCAGTTAGGTTGGTATACGTTTCCGTATGAACTTCCTCTTTTTCTTCCCAGAAATGCTTAATTACTCCAGTCTTACTGATAAGTGCATCCTTAAAGGCATCATAAAGGATCTTAAACCCGTTATTTTGCTTATTAAATACATAGTTGCAGTAGTCAGTAGCTTGTTGTGCCATTTCAACGTCTTCTGGACCTTGTGGCTCGAATTCTGCTGTATTGTTATGTGTGGTAAAAATACGCATCAAAGATGGCATAATGTATTCGACTGTATCTCTTACATCAGTTGTGACGATTTCGGAACGACCATCAATCTCATTTCCAAACTTCTCACCAAGATAATACTTCATAGACTCTTCTCTTTGGTTAGAGAGTTCAGTATTTGCGTAGCCAGTAGCTCCTTGTATTTCGGAATTTAGCTGTGATACTAATTCGTCTTCAGTTAGTTTTCTTGGTTTTTTTGCCATTCTTTGCCTTTAGTGTGTCTAATTCTTTTTGTAGTTTGTCTAGTTTTTCTTCTAGTTCTTGGAGCTTATAAGCCATTTGAGTAGGTGATGCTATTAAGTTAGCCATTATCTGTTTAATCTTTCTCTTTTAAATCGCTCTGCTCTTGATGGCTTAGATTGCGGTTTGCTTGGTATACCTGGTGTTGGAGGACACATTCTCCCTCTTGAAACTCTACTCCCATCAGGACATGTCCTACTTGGTGGTATCGCTGGCTTCGGTTTGATTTTTCTGTATTGCTCTGCTAGCGTTTTTTGCATTTTTATCTCCTAAACGATTGCGACATCAGGGCCTAGTCTACCTTTACTATTCCACTTAGATGTTTCTGTTGTACTGTGTCTTAGACTCATAACTGCATAACGTGTGGCAGACATGATGTCATCCTTAATTTTTACTATCTTACCATCTTTACGATGATATAACCTATACTCCTCAAACCAGTCATAACAGGTGTTAAATACCTTAAATTTACCCTGTTCCATGCGTGATAACATCTCCATGATCCCTGCTTCTACTGAATTACCACCTTTCTTTTCTCCCAAAGCTGGTGGGTTCTCAAAGTGAAATGGCAACATATTGACGTTAGCTTGTCGGTAATGTTCAGCTAATGTAACACCACTACCTTTATCGTGTTGATATCCATCATGAGGAAAAGCTATTGGTATGTAATGGCTTCCTTCTCTCTGATTGATATGCCCTGCATGATAGTCAGGTGTTTGTTTTGACATCTTGTAGGTGTCGTAGATATACACGATATCCTCATCCCTATCCCATGCCACCCAAACAACTGCTGTAGGGTGGTCATAGCCAAAATCGAGACCTGCGATACGAGGGTAATGAGAGGGTATAGTAAATGGTTCACAGGTCAGGTTATCTTCTAATATCGGAAATACCAGACCACTACCTATCATGGGTATTCCTTTAGACCTCATGTCTCTCTCATGAGGTGGTAATGCTTGTAAAATCTGTTCTTTCATGTCGTCAGTCAGATGGTCTGCATCTTCCCAACCTGCCGTAATCAATGCCTGTTTAGACTTTAATTCTGACGTAAAATTCTGTACTACCTCAGTCATGCCTGATTCTGGGGTAAATGTCATATAGACTTGTCCTTGCTTGTCTAGGGTACGAGTTATACATTGTGAGTATATATCTTGAGGTGGTTCTTCATCTAGCCATACTAGATCAATACTCTCCCCCATAAATTTTTCAGCACCCATTTCATATGCTTTAAAGGCAACACGAGACCACCCACCGCTTTTATGTTTAACAAGGACTGACGAGTGTGCGTTTGGTACTCCAGGTTTCCTTGTAGTTTCACCAATGAGATGTTTAGGTATACTTCCTTTCCCTTTATCTCTCGGGTTGTCTGGTTGCCCAAATAATTCTCTTTGACAGATATCTCTTGTGGTTTCATTACTAGCACCACATACCCATGCTCTTATTGGCTCTTTAAAGCGTTTTCCTTTCCACCAACTAGGGTATTCGCCTGTCAAATGGATAGCCATCTCCATAGCCCCTACATAGGACTTTCCCACCCTGTTTGCAGCCATCAACAGTCTTTGATTAGCTTCACGACCACTATCATGGAATCTTGTTTGAAACTGATAAGGTTGGTAGTAGTTTAATCTATTGGTCTGTTGGCGAGTCTTAAGAGTGGATATGATCTCATCTATTCTTTGTGTATCTGTAGACATAGTTGGTG